CACGACTACGTAGGTCGTAAGAAGTATCTCGTTCATAACCAATTAGTCATGGGTGACAAAGTCATTATGCTGAAGGAAACCGGCGGACAGCGTTACATAGCGTTAGACCGATGGTATAACCCGAATAGGGGGTGCACGACTAAGTAATGGCAGATAATTTACTATTACCAAAACAAAATAACGATGCCCTTATTCCTGACACCGTGAATTATATTGAACCGTCGCACACGTATGATGTTGATTTTAGAACGGATAGCCAAATTAGGGGCTATGCAGATAAGTTGCAAGCTATGGAGCAAGCAATTTATAAAATTATCAATACGGAGCGATACCAATATATTATTTACAGTTGGAATTACGGCATCGAACTACAAGACTTATTCGGACAGCCAATTCCGTATGTGTACGCTGAGTTACAGCGACGCATAGAAGAGGCTTTACTGAATGACGATAGAATAACTAAAGTATACAACTTTGATTTTAGCCACGAAGGTGGTGACGTCATGGTTGAGTTTGATGTAGATACCATCTATGGTACTCTACAAAAAATCAAGAAAGGGGTGAAAGGTATTGTATGAGCATATGACGGCCAATCGAATTGAAAAACGAATGCTCGATAGAGTTAAAGATGAATTCGATCGGCGCGAAGGTAGTGTTATATACGATGCTACAGCTCCAGCAAGTGTAGAGTTTGCAGAACTCTATATTCTAGCAGATGTTATTTTGAAGCAAGCGTTTGCAACTACGGCAGACCGTGAATTCTTGATACTTCGTGCAGCAGAGTTTAATATTTACCCAGAACCTGCCACGCAAGGCGAATTTGAAGCCCAGTTCAATATGGAAGTACCGATTGGCTCCAGGTTTAATTACAACGAATACAACTTTGTTGTAACAGAGTTAATCGACGACACAGAACATAAGTACAAGATCAAATGTGAACAATACGGACGCACTCCTAATGCGACCACAGGTGACATTACGCCAATCCAAGGTATTAATGGCCTTACCTCTGCGAAGATATTGAAAAATATCACGCCTGGTGAAGATGAAGAAGACACAGAAGTATTCCGAAAACGGTACTTTGATGCTTTGAAATCAAAAGCTTATGGCGGTAATGGTGCGGATTATAAAGAAAAGGTGTTAGCTATCCCAGGCGTTGGCGGTGTTAAAGTATATCGCTGTTGGAATGGTGGCGGTACAGTTAAGTTAGTCGTTTTAAATAGCGACTATAAGCCGGCAGCAGATGAACTGATTAAGGAAGTAGAGAACGTTATAGACCCTGCGCCGAAAGGCAAAGGCTATGGGCTCGCTCCTATCGGCCATACTGTAACAATCGAAAAAGCTGATTCTGTGGCAGTCAACTACCGCATTGAAGTGACTATGATGAGCGGGCACAATATTAACGAAATCCAAACCCTTGCAGAAAACGCTATCAAGCAACGATTACTTATTCGCGCTAAAGAATGGTGTAATCAAGACGAGAAGGATCATGTTATTCTTCGGACTAGCCTTGTAACGGCTTTAATGGTTGAGTTGCCTAATGTTCTTGACGTCGGTAGGATTACTATAAACGGTGCTTCTGTTTCAAAGCTTGAATTGAAGGATAATCAAATCCCTGTATTAGGGACGATTACTTTGGTGGCAGTATGATTATAGATTTTGGCATTTTTAAGCGGGATATTGATATCTCACAATTCGCCGTTCCGTTAACTCGAGATTCTCGGGATATCCAAGAAGTGTATCGAGTGGAATCGGCTGAATTACAACTACTATGGGATATCATGCTAGATATCTTTAAGGAAGAATATATCTATACCGCTGCAGATTACGGACTTGAAGCCTGGGAACAAATATTAGGCATCAATCCTCCGGATTTAGCAGACACAGAAGGACGCAGAAGTGAAATACTATCGGTATTAATCGGTCAGCGTCCTTTTACTATGCCTAAAGTACAAGAAATGCTCAATTTTAAATTCGGTAATCACGTAGTAGGGCACTCTGTTGTATCTGATAGGTATGAGTACTGGTTAGACGTAGTAGATGGATTTGAGACTCAATTAAACAATATTATTGATTACGTTGAGCCGTTAATTCCTAAGAACTTAATCATCAAAACTAAAAGTATTACAAACCTTAACGGCGAAATATATATCGGGGCTATCTCTGATGTATATGAATCATTCCATGTAGGAGCGGCATTAGATAAGTTTGACTTCAAAGTAGGCTCTGATATTAATATAGGCATGAGCTTCGACGTATTAGAAACAATTAAAGTATAAGGAGAACACATGGCTTCTATTTATCCAAATACACGATTAACCAATTATGGCCGTGAGTTAATCGCAAGATCGCAAGCAACTGGTAAGAAGTTGCAGTATATTAAATTAGTTACTGGAGACGGCCAACTCGATAATCAAAATATCGATACTATGACTTCCGTACTAGCTCCAAAATTGGAGTGTCCGTTTACCTCTAACGGTGAATTCGTAGGTGACGGACAATTCAGAATTGAATTTACCGTTGGCAATAGCACAGTAAATAGCGGGTTCTTCGCTAGGGAATTGGGTGTATACGCTAATCTCGAGGGTGAGTCCGATTCCGCTGCCAAACTAATTGCATATAGTAATGGTGGCAACTATGCATCCTATATTCCGTCCAAGGAGACCCCAATCAATTCTAAAGTATTCTCTTTAGATGTTGTAATTGGTAATTCTACCAATGTAACCGTTAAGAAGATTGATGCGGCGTATCTGACTAGAGGGGCATTAGAGGCCCATAGCCGTGACACAAGTGCACACGCTCCTATCACAGACCAAATTAAAGCAATCCTTGGTAGTGCTAACTGGAAAGACTCCCCGGCTAGTACACTTGTTACAATTAAAAACCTGTTAGGGCAAGGTGCTATTGTAGCGTCTAAACTTAGTGCTAATGCAGGATATGTTAAATTTGCAAACGGATTTACTATCCAGTGGGGGTCTGGTGGACAAGATAATGTTGTAAAATCGGAAGTCATATTCCCTATTAGATTTACTACGATATTTATGGCTAATGCTATTGATGCATACTGGTCTGGTTCTGATACACCTAGATACTTTGCAAATTCTGCTGGTGAAAGCAACAATACAAAAGCAGTATTTGTAGCAAGCGATAGATATGCAGCATCGTATTACTGGTTTGCATTAGGAATGGCATAAGGGGAGGAGAAAACACATGAACCAATATGTATTTGTATTAAACGAAATGGGTGAACGTATTACATCCTTTGTTGATAATACAGTAACACAAGAACAGCTAATGGCAACTGCTAAACAAGAATGGCCAGATGCAGCTGATTATATTTATTCCGCAGACGGCGATAGTATGCTAGATGAATTTATGGCTGGCAAGCTTTATGTAAATGGTGAGTTTGTAATTCCACAACCAAAAGAACCAACTAAGGCTGAACAAATTGCCGAAATCAGAAATTACTACAACGGACGTTTTGAAACGCTAGAACAAATGGTATTAAGGCGTAGATTGGTTAACGGCGATATTACCGACTTGCAAGAACAGTTTAAAAAACTCAATCAAGAAATGGTGTTAAAAATTAAGGCGGTGAAATAATGGACGTGTTCGAAATTAAAAGTGATGTTCCTGTTATGAAGTTTTGCGAATTTTGTTACGCAACGTTAAACGAAGATGGTACTTGCCCTACAGAGGGCTGTATTCATAATGACCTTATGGAATTGGACGAGGTGAATGAAGATGAAACTACCAGTCCTACACAACTTTAAGGCCGTTCAAGGTGAAGTTATTTCGCTTAATATAGGGTATAACAATACTGTTTCAAGCGATAATCTATTCGCCTGTGTTCGTAAATTAGCACATGACGAAGAGTATAAAGCAAAGTTTAATATCGATGTATCCGAGGACGATCTAGAAGCTAATGAGCTTTGCAAAATCGCCCTTTCTTTAGATACGAACGGTTTAGAAGTCGGTAAATATCAATGGGACTTGTTCCTTTGGAATGGCGACCACCCTATTAAATGTCTTGTGAAAGGACAGGCTAATATAATTGAAGGTATTAGTAATAGGGGGAAATAATGGACGAACTACACATTCGCGAAGATAAAGAAACGATTAACGTTAAAGACAATACTCAGATTATTAAATTACAAGGGCCAAAGGGTGAACCAGGAGAGCAAGGACCTCCTGGCCCTCCTGGACCTCCAGGCGAACCTGGTCGGAATGGTATTGATGGACTAAACGGCGAACAAGGGTTGCAAGGTATTCAAGGTATTCAAGGACCACCTGGTGCTCCTGGTAAAGATGGAAAGTCATTTACTTATGACATGTTCACATCGAAGCAATTAGAGGCTTTAAAAGGCCCTAGGGGTGAACAAGGACCACCAGGACCGCCTGGCAGTGGTGCTAATGTAGATTTATCGCCGTATGCAACTAAACAAGAAGCCGACAATCTTTATCTAAAGAAAGTCGATATAAGAAACTACCTTACTATGCTAGAAGACCCTAAGTATGCATTAAAATCAGAGCTAAACGATTATTTATCTAAAACAGATGCGACAAATAATTACGCTCAAAAGGGTTGGGCTACTCAAACATTCGCCTATAAGAATGATTTAGGTACTTTTATTAAGAAAAACGAGATTGCTCAATATGCGTTAACTCCTGGTGACGCTAGTACTCGTTACGTTAATAAACTAGAGGGGCAGTCCTTCGCTCAAAAATCTGAATTAAGTGATTATGTGAAGAAAGCCGAAATTAATCAATATTCATCGACTTCAAACGTACAACTCACCCCTGAACAGATTGAAAAGTTGAAAGGACCTAAAGGTGAACCTGGAACTCCTGGACAACGTGGAGCGGACGGCGAACGAGGACCGCAAGGGGTACCAGGGCCACCAGGGCCTAAAGGGGAACCTTTTAAATATTCCGACTTTACCGCGGAACAATTACTCGCATTAAGAGGACCAAAGGGCGACCCTGGAAGCGGTGGCGGACAAGTAACTTCACAACCAGTCGAAATATATGAAGTTGTGTGGGGAACAGCAAAAGCAGGTGAACGAGGTGCGGACAGAGGATATTTAGCATTCGACCCCTTAACTGGATGGGGGTACTTGCATTTTGACTTTGTATTAACCGCCCCTTCCGGTAATGGTAACGTAATCGCATCGCTTCCACCGAATTCGCCAGTTTCTGTACGACTAATAGAAAAAAGCGTTAATGTAAATAATAATAGTGTTTATGTTGAACGAAATAGTCGCATGATTAAGGCTTGGGGTGTGCCTTCAGGCACTCGGTATATTATTGATATTATAGGATTTTGGAGAAAGGCATAAAAAGAATGTGGACGTGGCAATTTGAGTTAAATGATATTTTAACTACACTTACAATCGTAGGGATAGTTGCGGGAGCTGGGTATAGACTGCTAATTATTCCATTACTTGAAAAATTAGACCTACAAAGGATGCAAGACAATTTGATGTTTCAAGAAAAAATGGGTGTACTTACTGACACATTGAAAGACTTGAAAGACGAAATTAAGTTATCACGTGAACAACGAACCAAAGCTTATACAGAACACGTAAAATTAACATCTCGGGTCGAT